CAACTGCGCTTGTACCGAAGCGGAGCAAGGTGTCGGATGGACTCCTGCCAAGCAAGGCTCACATCAAGGCAAGTCCTAACTCTGATCACAATACTGGACTAGCAGTAGACCTGACTCACGACCCAAAGAATGGTATTGATTGCGCTGTAATCTTTGAGAAGTTGAAGGAAGATGAAAGGGTTTCATATCTTATCTTTAATAAAAAAATATGGTCGCGTCAGTATGCTAAGTCTGGCAATCGTCCTTACAGTGGCAGCAACCCTCACACTGTGCATCTACATATTTCTATCAATGCTGATAAGGCTAATGACACTAGCCCTTGGTTTTGGTGGATGAATCAACCCACAGTTCTCAATCAGGTTGTAGCAAATCTACAACCAAAGCCTAAGAAGAAGGTAGCAAAAGGTTCTATTTTGCCACCTGAACCGAAGGTGGTATGTACCTGTTGTAAGGTCCATACGTTTGAGATAACACGAAAGGCAATCTAATGGAAACACTAAAGCAAGTCGGTCTTACTTGGTTCCGTGCAGCTGCTGCTGCAGCAATCGCACTGTACCTAGCAGGAGAGACTGATCTTAAGGTCCTTGGAACTGCAGCCTTGGCTGGCTTCCTAGGTCCAGTACTCAAGTGGCTAGATAAATCAGCCCCAGAGTTTGGACGTAGTTCAGACTAATAGTTTGTAGCAAGCGCGAGGCAAAAGGCCCTCATCACCCACAAGGTGATGGGGGCTTCTTTTTTTATGCCTAAAAACTATTCTCGCTGTTATCTACAGGACAAGGGATACGAACTAGGTTACCGCAGTTAACACAGGTAGCATCAAGAAAGTACCAGGATATCTCATAGTCTTGGAACTGAGCCATAATGTTGAACATAGTACAGCCACAGCTACAGACGTGAGTAGGTCCAAGGGACCTGAGATCTGCTGCTTTGATAGGTGGTAATCTAAGCAGCCGAAGTAGACGGAACAACACTCAGTTCACGGCTCCTTCCTGATGTCAGTCGCCTCTCGCCGCCCTTGGCGGCTCGGAACGATTGTTTCTGTTTTATTCGCTCCGCTCATAGTTTAATGACAAGGTGTGTCGTTACTGGTACGACACGCCGAGGGAAGGTATATTTCTCTGTTATGACGACACTGGTAGGAATACAGATTACTGATATGGTGATAATGGCTGCTGATAGCCAGATTACTGAAGATAACTTACGGACTATAAGTAGTACTACACCAAAGATTATTAACGTTGGTAGATACTTACTGGGACTGGTAGGAGATTCCAGGCCTGGTGATATCTTGGCCTATAACTGGAAACCGCCAGTCTATAAAGGTTCAGATCCCGTGCAGTGGATGGGTAAGAAAATTATGCCTTCAATTCTGAAGGCTTTCAAAGAGAATGGATACGACCCGTATGAAGCAAACAAAGATAAAGAAGCAGGGTTCGACTACCTTGTCGCGTTTGATGGCAACCTATTCCATATTGCAACCGACCTCTCGTTCATCCAGTCCGACAAGGGTGTTTACGGCTTGGGTAGTGGTGGGGCTTATGCTCTCGGCTATCTCTATGATCGCGTTGACCGTCTTACGTTAGGCAACATTGACCAACACGCCGAACGCGCTGTTCAAATAGCCAGCATCCTTGACATCAATACCTGTCCTCCGATTCAATTAGTCTGTCAAGGAAGGATAATAACGTGATACGAGACTATTCAATTCATTTCAGCTTTGGCAGTTTGAATAACTGGGGCTTTGGTATTGATTACTTTCACGACTATGACACTATGCCATACAGGTTAGTTGCTAGAATGTTAGTAATAAATCTGATAGTATTCCGCTTCACAATAACTAGGTGGGAAAAGCATAAATGGATATAAAAGATTTATTAGTTAAAGCTCTCTACGAGAAAGAGAACAGTAGAGGTAGGTCGCTACAGACACAGATAGGTCCATCAGAGTTAGGTGGCTGTCGGCGTAAGGTCTGGTATAAATTAAACGGACAAGAGAAGACCAATGGCGGAGAGCTAAAGCTCGCAGCTATTATGGGTACTGCTATCCATAACTCTATAGAGAATGCTTTATCTAATAACAAAGAAGTTTTGCTAGAGCAAACAGTAGAACATAACGGAATGAAAGCTCACGTAGATCTCTACATTCCTGGGACAGGCGATGTAGTGGATTGGAAGACAGTGAAGTTGAAGAACCTCACTTACTTTCCAAGTCAGCAACAACGCTGGCAAATCCAAACTTACGGATACCTGATAGAACAAAGTGGCTTGGGGAAGGTTACTAATGTTCATCTGGTAGCAATACCGCGAGATGGTGACGAGCGCGATGTCAAGGTCCATACGGAGAAGTATGACCCTGCTGTTGCGCTCGAAGCCCTCTCTTGGTTAGAGGCTATTAAGACCAGTGAGGTTGCTCCTGAACCTGAAAAGGATGAGAGCTACTGCAAGTTCTATTGTAAATACTTTGACGCATCTGGTGAGATTGGATGCGTTGGTCTAAAAAAAGAACGTACAAAGACTGAACTACCACTCATTGATAATGATGAGGCAAGTAATCAGGCTTTGGAATATCTACAGATAGATAACAAGATAAAAGAATTAACAACTCAGAAGGATGCAATTAAAGAAGCGCTGACTGGTGTTGTTGGGGTTACAGCTACAGGTGTTGAAGTTAGATGGACAGAGGTAGCTGGACCTAAGCAAGTAGATAAAGAAAAAGTCCAAGAGATTCTTGGATTCGTACCAACTCTAAAAGGCAAGGATAGTCTGCGCCTTTCAATTAAACATAATGGAGGTAAGTAAAGTGGCTGCACCAGAATCAACAAAGTTCCAAGTCAATTTCAAGACACCAGATGGAACTCTCATTAACCTTTATGCTACAAGTAAGGAGGAATTGGAAGGGTTGCTAACAGCAGCTTCTGACTTTTCTGCCCTTATTATCAGCACAAGTCAAGCGTATGCAGGCGCTGCACCTGCTGCTCCCGTTTACAATTCTGCACCAGCAGTAGCATCAGCACCATCTGCTGGCGGAGAAGAAACTGTCAACGATAAGTATGGCAACATCTGGGTATACAACCACCCAAGCGCACCAGAGTGCTCTCGTGGAAAGATGGTTCTAAAGCACGGCAAGGCACAAGCAACTGGCAAGCCATACAAGGGTTGGTTTGATCCTGCTACTGGTCCTAAGTGGACTGGTGCTAAAGTTCCAAAGGACCAACAAGCGGCAACGATTTGGGCGTAACACAATGCGAGAGCCGCGTGAATACGAGGCTCCGCTATGTGCACAAGTCGGAGGAGACCATTGGTTCCCAGAGGTTACTGGAACAGACAGTAGTTCTCGTTACCATACAAGTTTTGCAAAAACTATCTGTGGAAGATGTGTCCATAAATCCGAATGCGCTGAATGGGGTATACAGAACGAAAGATTTGGTATCTGGGGTGGCCTCACAGGGGCTGACCTAAAAGAAGCTAGAAGAAAAAGAAATGTAATACTGCCAAGGGAGGGGCATAATGCTTAGACTAGATAGAGCTTGGAAGTCTTCTCGTACTACAGCACAACCCCTGCCTACAGTATGGAAAGATCTAGAGAAGAAAGATATAAAGTTTAGACGAGGCCAAGTATGTATGGTCGCTGCTGCGCCCAATGCTGGTAAGTCTATGTTCGCTCTGGTCTATACCATTCAGGCAAAGGTTCCTACTTTATTCTTCTCAGCAGATACTGATACCGCTACAGTAATGATGCGAGCATCTGCACATACAGCAGGTCATACTCAGCAGACAGTTGAGAAAATGATTACTGAGAATCCTCGTTACTATGATAAATACTTGGAGAGTATGTCGCATATACAATGGGTCTTTGACTCCAGTCCTAATCTTGATGATATAGAAATGGAAATCAAAGCCTACATAGAACTATATGGGTTGGCTCCAGAGCTGATCGTAATAGATAACTTAATGAATGTTGTTGCTGAATCTGATAATGAATGGGCAGGACTGCGCCAGATTATGGTTGAGTTGCACGATATGTCTA